CTAAAAGTAAAACAGCATGAGTGTCCCGAAGGGCATAATGGGTAATTTGGGTAGACCTGCTTTTTTTAGTATACGTTCAAACGCATTGAATAAAGATGATTTAGGCAGGGGAGATCCATCTTTCCGCGCAAACACTAAGTTTAATTCATGAAGGTAAACTTCATTAAGAACGAGCTTATCGTCATTTTGACGTTTTTTTAAATCGTGTAGATCATTAACCAATTGTTGATCAATAGTTATAATTCGCTTTGATGTAAAAGTTTTCGGGTCACTAAATAATTCATTCTGATTTTTCGCCCTAAAATCAAGAGTTTTAGATATATTAATAGTTTTATTCTTAAAATCAATATCTGTCCACCGTAAAGCCGCAGCTTCACCTTTTCGCATTCCAGTGTTTAGTAACGTCTTGAAGAAAATATAATATATATATCCGTATTGATAAGCTGTACGTAAAAAAAGCGGTAGATCATCACTGTTAATGAATTCAATATTATACTCTCTTTTTTTGTTAGTTTTAATCTCTATACCAACACATGGATTTTTTTCGATTTTGCCAAGCAATACTGCTTTTTCCATTGCATTACTCATGGTACTATGGATAATTTCCACTGTGCGTTTACTATAATTTTGATCACAAAGGTAGTTAATAAATTTTTGATATAAGATAGGTTTTACTTCTTTAATATCGATGTTTTTGAAATAGGGAATAATGTGATTATTAACATTTCTTTTATGTAATTCAAATGTATTCTTGCGTACTACCCCGGATTTATATTCTTTCAACCACTCATGAAGATAATTTTTAAGGGAGTAGGGGTGATCATCTAACTCTAATCCATTAAAAATTTTCTTTTCTTCTTCAGCAGCGGCCAATTGAGCTTCTTTCTTTGTATTAAAACCACGTTTTGATTTTTCCTTAAACTTCTTGTCGATTGGATCTTTATACCGGATGCGATATTCCCATGAGCCATTTCCGTGCTTTCTAAAACTGGCCATCTTTTTTCACCTCTCGAGAAACTTACGTTCTGTTTTTAGGTTAAAAAATTTTTTCGATATTTGATAAAACTAGCTGTTCTGGGATTCCATAAAGTTCAATTGCTTCTTTCACGGTTACACACTTATTAAAAGATGAGAACAACAAATTGATTGCAAAAAAATTTGCTTCTAATTCGATTTGATCTGTTGAGAATAATGTCTTTCTTTTTAAAAAAGGAGTGTTTGCGTCCGGATGAAAGATCGCATGACCTAACTCATGAGCGCAAATAAACTCCTTGTTATGTTCATTCGCATTCTGATTAATGTGAATGACCTTAACTCTGAAATGCCTACTGTAATACCCCAGGGCTTTTCCTAAATCTTCATATACCACTTCAATTCCTAGTTCTTTTGCAATTTTAAATGGATTGTTTGTTTCAAATTTTTTTGTTATTGATTTTATCTTTTTAGTAATTGACTCCACAAAAGCACCTACTTACGATATTTTTTCGGAGTGAATTTTTGTTTTGAAATTCTTTTTGCGAGACGTAAAGAATTTTCCAGACTGGCAATTAATAACTCTTTGTCTTCTTCATCCATATCGTCAAGAGTTTGGCCGTCAAATGCGGCATAACCGTTCTTGCCTTCTAACCCTTCTATAATTTTTTGTAGCTCTTTCTGTATATCTCTTTCATCTTTTTCTGTAAGTTCCGGCTCAAAGTTTTCCTTTTCTGTTCTGCCGAGAAGGTAATCAACTGAGACGTTAAAATAATCAGCTACTTTTTGAACTTTGTCTATACCTGGAGTTTTTTCATCCCATCTTCTAATTGTTCCATTTGATAATTTGGTCTTCCTTTCAAGTTCAGCCAAAGATATTTTATGCTCTTTTGCCAACTTTTTTATCCTTTCAACTATTGTCATATCAACCATCCTTAAATGAGCCTATGACAAAAATTAAACTTTATGCTATTTTCGTGTTGACAATTAGCATATAGTTTATTAAACTGTGTTCATAAGCTACTTATTTAGCTTTCAGGACACTACAAACTAAAGCCTAAGACCACGTTCCCCAACGTAAAAGGCTGTAATTGTAGGGTTTATTCGCTATGCTTAGATATTAGCATATATCCTATTTTTCAGTCAACAAAAAGCTAAATAATTAGCAAAAAATATATAGGAGGTGTTTTCTGTGGAATTGGATTTCGGAAAAAGGGTTAAGACCTGGTTAATAATTAACGGCATGCAGCAGAAAGAATTAGCCGAAATGCTAAACATTTCTGGCCCTTACCTCTCCGACATTTTACACGGTAAAAGAGAAGGCAAAAAGGTCAGAGAGAAAATTGTCAAGATCCTGGACATGAAGGAGGTTTCATAATAGGTATGCTAACGGTTCAGGTAGATCAAGAACAAATAGAACGCCAATTTCTTGGCGAAATGCGTAAACACCTGAATGAAATTAAAAATCAATTCACATTCTGGGACATGAAAGAACTGTGTCGACAGACCAACATGAGCCCTAATTTCATAAAGGATACGTTCTTTTACGATCCTCGCTTTCCTAAGTATCGAGTCGGAAAGAAATGGCTTTTTCCAGCAAAAGAATGCGAAAAATTTCTATTGACCTGGTTGGCCGAACAGCCAAGAAATTAAGCCCTACTTAATGAGGGGAGGTGAGGAATTGAAGATCAAAACCAAAGAATGGCTTGCTTTAAGCGAGGCGGAACGTTTTATGAAGATTTATCAAGCATTTGCAAAATCGAAAGGAGCCCAAGTATGAACCTAAACCGATTTCTAAAAACTGACCGCGAAAAGGCGGAAAGGCTGTTCATTTCAACGCGAGATCTTATTGCGGAATTGCCTGCCGCGATCGAGGAACATGATTTTGAAGGATGTGTAGAAATTGCGGCAACAATCATTTTAAATTGCAAGGATCTTAAACGGATGGAGCACCCGGAACAGGTTGTTCGGCTTCACGAAATCGCGTCCAAATTTGCGAACAGGGGATTAAACGTTTCAACTGTAAGGAGATCGTTTCAATGAATATCGAACATCCAATGATCACGGAGATCAACCGTTACGGATATCCTTTGGAATATTTGAAAGACGAGGTAGAAAAGGAGGATGAAAATGGATCAAAAACAGATTGACTCAGTATTGCACCTTGTCGAATATGCATTGAGAAATGGTGGGAGGATTGACATTGTCTATCACTGTAAAAATGAAAAGGCAGCTCTTCAAAACGTGAAAGATGCCGCTGAAAATTTGAACACAGAGATTAATCAGCGTTCCTATGATAATAGCTTTTGGTACGAGACTGAAATTAACAGGAAAATTCAAATGACTGCATTTTATCCGTCAGCTTATGAATAAAAAAGCCGCCTTGGCAGAGGCGACCTAAAACAATACTTATTCAGCGCCATTATACCATGTGGCCGTATTGAAGAAAATAGGAGGTAATTTTTTATGGATATTAATGTGAAAATTGAAGCGCCCGGGCTGGCTGATGCCATCCACGCCTTAGCTGAAGCATTAGCAGGTGTGAAGGTCAGCTCGGTCAAAGGGGCAGAATTAAGAGATTCAGCAGACGTTGAATTAAGGGACGCTCTTGCCGACGCACTGAACACTAAAGAAGTGGTTTTGGACAGCAAGGCTGCTGCCCAAGAAACAGAAGAGACCCCACAGGTTGAAACGCCGCCTACTGAGGATGTAAAAGAAGAGCCACCAACCCATGAGGTAGAAGAAACGCCGGCAATCAGCAAGGAAGCTGTCAGGGATAAGCTTGCGGCATTGGCCCAGGAAGGCAAGCAAGCCGAGGTCAAAAAATTGTTCGCGAAGTTTGGCGCGAAAAAGCTTTCAGAAGTTCCGTCCGAAAAATACGCTGAACTACTTAAGCATGCGGAGGCTCTATAATGGCAGACCATTCAAGCCGGGCGCACGCCCTGCTTTCCGCTTCTGGCTCAAAAAGGTGGCTCACTTGCACACCAAGTGCCCGGCTGGAACAGGAGTTTGAAGAGTCTACGAGCGTTTTTGCCGAAGAAGGTACCCTGGCTCATGAATTATCAGAGGTACTTTTGCAATACCATTTCGGGCAAATTTCTAAAACGGCCAGGACGCGCCGGCTGAACAAACTAAAAAAACATGAACTTTTCTCTAAATCCATGCTCGACTATGTCACAAGCTATGCTGATCTTGTGGTTGAAAGGATCAACGCGCTACAGGCTGGGACAAGGGACGCTACTATCCTTTTCGAGCAGCGCTTAGATTATAGCGAATGGGTGCCAGAAGGCTTTGGAACTGGTGACGTGGTTGCGATCGGTGACAACGTAATGGAGATTATTGACCTAAAATACGGAAAGGGCGTGCCTGTCTCCGCCCAGGAAAATACACAAATGCGGCTGTATGCTTTGGGGGCTATCAATCAATTCGGCATGCTCTATGACATCGAAACGGTTCGTATGACAATTATTCAACCCCGGCTCGATAGTGTATCAACAGACGAAATCAAAGCTGATCAGCTTTTGGCCTGGGCTGAGGAATTTGTTAAGCCTCGGGCTGAAATGGCCGCAGCAGGAGAAGGGGAATTTATTTCGGGTGATCATTGCCGGTTCTGTCGCGCGCGCTTTACTTGCAGAAAGAGGGCAGAAGCAAACCTAGAGCTTGCAAAGTATGATTTCAAAGCGCCTGAGCTGCTTTCTGAAGAAGAACTAGGCCAGATTCTTTATGAGGCTGAGGAATTAAAACGATGGGCGAAAGACGTTCAGGATTATGCCTTATCGCAAGCAGAAAACCACGGCAAGAGGTTCCCAGGGTGGAAGCTTGTCGAAGGCCGGAGTATCCGGAAATATGCCGATAAAACCGAGGCAGCCGCCAAGCTTCTTGAAGCTGGCTATTCGGAAGAAGAGATTTACAATAAAGAGCTTCTTGGCATATCCGCCCTGGAAAAATCAATCGGTAAAAAAGCATTTAATGAACACCTTGGCGATCTTGTCGTGAAGCCTACAGGGAAACCGACCTTGGTTCCGGAATCAGACAAGCGCCCTGAGATCAATTCAATTGAATCGGCGCAAGCTGATTTTCAATAAAAAAACTTAAAAACAAAGGAGAAATGAAACAATGGCAGTTAACACAAATTCAAGCACAAAGGTAATCACAGGAAAGGTTCGTTTTTCTTACGTTCACATTTTTCAACCGCACGCGATTGAAGAAGGCCAGGAACCAAAATACAGCATGTCAATCATCATTCCAAAGTCAGATAAAGCAACACTGAAAAAAATTAAAGCTGCAGTAGAGGCAGCAAAGCAGGCAGGGGCCAGCAAATGGGGCGGTAAAATCCCGAAAAACCTCAAAACTCCTCTACGTGACGGCGACGAGGAAAGACCGGATCAGGAAGAATACGCAGGAGCTTACTTCTTAAATGCCTCCAGCAAGACGCGCCCTGGCGTTGTCGATGCTCACCTAAATGAAATTATTGACTCTGAGGAAGTCTATTCCGGATGCTATGGACGCGTGTCTATCAACTTCTACCCGTTTAACACAGCCGGAAACAAAGGAATTGCATGCGGCCTAAACAACGTACAGAAATGGGAAGACGGGGACTATCTCGGCGGACGCTCTCGCGCTCAAGATGACTTTGACGCCCTCGATATCGAGGAAGACGATGACGACGACTTTTTAAGCTAATTTGAAGGATTTAGGGGAGACGATTGTTTCCCCTCTTTTAATAGAGTAGGAGGCTGTAAATATGAAAAAAGTTTGGCTTGTAGTAACTCAATATAGGGATGTCGATGAGTACGAAGATAAAGAAATTTTAGCGACTTTCACCGAGAAAGAGGACAGGGCAATGCTTGAATACTTAGGCGATATAGTGACTTCTAAGACCCGTTTTCTCAAAAAAATATTTGAGCTCGACTTACTGAAAGGTGAGCTGTCTGAAATGGATCTAAAGCTTTCAAACGGGAAGCTCTGTATTGAAAAGAAAAAGGCGTGAAATTCATGAAAACGTTAGCCATTGACATAGAAACCTATTCCAGCGTTGATCTGATCAAGTCAGGCGTCTACGCCTATACGGAGGCTCTGGACTTTGAAATTTTGCTGTTTGCTTATGCTTTTGATGATGAGCCGATCCAAATAATTGATTTAGCCCAGGGCGAAAAGCTCCCCCCTGAACTTTTGGCAGCTTTGACGAGCTCCAAAGTCATTAAAACCGCATATAACGCCAATTTTGAAAGAACTTGTATCGCCAAACATTTTGACCTTTTGATGCTGCCGGATCAATGGCGTTGTACGGCCGTGCATGCGACAACGCTCGGGCTCCCAGGCAATCTTGATGGCGTAGCAAAATCAATGAAGCTGGAAGCTCAAAAAGATAAAGCTGGCAAAGCGTTAATCAGGTATTTTTCTATCCCGTGTAAGCCAACAAAGGCGAACGGCGGGCGAACCCGTAACCTCCCTGAACACGATCCGGAGAAATGGGAGAAATTTAAGGCTTATTGTATCCAAGACGTTGAAGTGGAACGGGCTATTCGGAAACGCCTAATAAAATACGAGGTTCCACAATCAGAACAATCTCTATGGGCGCTTGATCAGGAGATCAATGACCGCGGGGTCCGGGTAGATACGGAATTGGTCAAGCATGCTATAGCTTGTGACACGTCATATCAAAACAAACTGATTGCAGAAGCAAAGGAACTGACGGGCTTAGAAAACCCAAATAGCGTTTCTCAATTAAAAGCCTGGCTAGAAGAAAAAGGACTAAAGGTGACGAGCCTCAATAAAGATGCCATTTCGAAGATGATCGATAAGTCAGAGGACGAGACCGTCAAACGGGTTTTGAAACTCCGCCAGGAGTTATCTAAAACTTCCGTTAAAAAGTACCAGGCTATAGAAAGGGCGCTTTGTCAGGATAACCGTGTCCGGGGACTGCTTCAATTTTATGGCGCAGGCAGGACGGGCAGGTGGGCCGGCAGGCTTGTGCAGGTTCAGAACCTACCGCAAAACAAACTATCAGACCTGGATACCGCCCGTAATCTGTTAAAAGCCGGTCAGTATGAAATGATAGAACTTCTTTTTGACCAAGTGCCTTTTGTATTGTCGCAGCTTATCCGGACGGCGTTCATACCGTCTGAGGGCTGCCGGTTCATTGTTTCGGATTTCTCCGCAATAGAGGCCCGGGTCATTGCCTGGCTTTCAGGTGAAAAATGGCGCTTAGAGGTTTTCAATACACACGGCAAGATTTATGAAGCCTCTGCCGCTCAAATGTTCAATGTGCCGGTTGAATCGATAACCAAAGGAAACCCTTTGCGGCAAAAGGGAAAAATCGCTGAATTGGCCCTAGGCTATCAAGGCGGAAAGGGCGCCTTGATACAAATGGGCGCTTTAGACATGGGGCTCAAGGAAGAGGAGCTCCCGGAATTGGTTGACGCCTGGCGTGAATCCAACGCAAACATCGTGAAGTTTTGGTATGACGTTGAAAAGGCCGCGATCTCAGCAGTTCGCGATCGTAAAGAACAACGGCTGCAGCACGGTTTACTTTTCTTCTATGAGTCCGGCATTCTCTTTATTCAGCTTCCATCTGGCCGCCGCCTGGCATATGCCAGGCCAAAGCTTATACGCGATGAACGTTTTGGAAAAGACGCTCTGACGTATAAGGGCTCGGAAAACGGCAAATGGACCAGGCTGAATACTTATGGTGGAAAACTTACGGAGAACATTGTCCAGGCCGTCGCCCGCGATTGTCTCGCTGTTGCGTTGAAGCGTCTGGATGCCGCCGGCTACCGTACGGTTATGCACATTCATGACGAAGCCGTTTTGGATACTGAGGAAGGAACGGGTTCGCTGGAACACGTTGAAAAGGTGATGGGCGAGCCTATCTCTTGGGCGAAGGGGCTCCCGCTGACAGCTGACGGGTTTGTCGCGCATTACTATAAAAAAGATTGATAGGGGCTGAAAGCATGCGATTTTTGAGAAGCCTTATAGCCCTGATTGGGCTTTGCTTGTTTGCTAGGAAAAGAGATTCCGAATACATGAAATGGATTGAGAGGGACGGAAGGTGATGGAAACAGCTTTAAAAAAAAGAGTGCAGCATGACGGGTCTATCACCATCGCAACAGGTCGCAACCGTTGGGACAAGGCTTGGAAGAACAAAGACATTCTTTGGTCCGACCTGCTGAAAAAGCTATCAACGCCAAATTACACATCTGAAACCTCGGAAGAGTATAAAAAAATGTCGAAGGCGCAGCAGGACCAAATAAAAGACGTCGGCGGGTTCGTCGGCGGTACTTTAAAGGGTGGCCGGCGAAAAACTGACTCTGTTGTCTGGCGCCAGGTGGTTACGCTGGATGCTGACTTTATCAAAGGTGATCTGTGGGCGTCGGTTGAAATGATGTTCGATTTTGCGTGCGCCGCGTACTCAACGCATAAGCACAGCAGCACAGCTCCAAGGTTGCGCCTGGTTATTCCGTTAAAACGGCCTATAACACCTGACGAGTATCAGGCAGTCTCCCGACGCTTGGCGGCGGATTTAGGCATTGATTTTTTCGATGATACAACATATCAGCCGCATCGGCTTATGTATTGGCCGTCAACTTCTAAAGATGGGGAGTTCGTTTTCAGGCTGCAAGATTTGCCCTGGCTTGATCCTGACGAGGTCTTATCCCGGTACACAGATTGGAAAGACCCGTCTTATTGGCCTGAATCGTCCAGGCTTCAAAAACAACGTCAGAAGCTCGCGGACAAGCAAGGTGACCCCCACGAGAAAAACGGAATGGTCGGGGCCTTCTGCCGCACGTATTCAATTACTGAGGCAATCGAAACCTTTCTATCTGATGTGTATGAAGAAGCAGGGCCGGGGCGCTTTACCTATAAAGCCGGTTCTACGACCGGCGGCCTGATTCTCTATGATGACGATAAATTTGCCTATTCCCATCATGGTACGGACCCGATAGGCGGGCAACTGGTCAATGCGTTTGATCTGGTTCGTATTCATAAATTCGGCATGCGCGATGAGGAAGCCGAGCCAGGGACGCCGGTCGTCCGGCTCCCGTCTTTTACGGCCATGACTGAGTTCACTCAGGCGGATAAAAACGTCAAGCGAACTTTAGGCCAGGAAAGACTACAGGCAGCAAGCGAAGAATTTGGAGTAATTGAGGATGTAAATAGCGATTGGTTTGAAAAACTTGACGTCAAAAAGAACGGAGATATTCTTTCTACCGCCAAAAATATAATTTTGATCTTACAAAATGATCCGCACCTGGCCGGGAAGATTGCCTGGAATGATTTTTCCCATCGGGCCGCCGTCTTAGGTGATCTACCTTGGCGCAAGCTATCAGAGGGGGATTATTGGACGGACAGAGACGATGCTTCATTACGTAACTACCTTGAAATTGTTTATAGAATTTCGGGTCAAGGAAAGGTTCATGACGCGCTTATGGAGGTGCAGGGGAAAAACAAATTCCATCCGGTACAAGATTATCTCAATAGCCTGGAATGGGATGGGCTGCCCCGTCTTGACACGCTGTTCATTGAATACCTAGGTGCTGAAGACTCTGAGTATGTCCGGGCCGTAACCCGTAAGATATTCACGGCAGCAGTCGGCCGAGTAATGAAACCTGGACTGAAATTCGATAATGTCTTAGTCATGGTGGGACCGCAAGGAGTTGGGAAAAGCTACATTATTAAAAAACTCGGCATGGACTGGCATTCTGACTCAATCACTACCGTTCAAGGAAAAGAAGCTTATGAGCAATTGCAAGGCGCCTGGCTCATAGAGTTGGCTGAACTGTCTGCAACCCGTAAAGCTGAGGCAGAAGCCGTTAAGCACTTTATATCAAAACAAGAGGACAGCTATCGAGTAGCTTACGGCCGCCAGATTTCCGTTTTCCCGCGGCAGTGCGTTTTCTTCGGTTCAACGAATGACGTGACATTTCTGAGAGACCGAACCGGAAACCGGCGGTTTTGGCCGGTTGTGGTTGCCGTTCAAAAGCGTACAAAAAACCTCTGGAAGGACATGACCCAATATGAAATTGATCAGATTTGGGCAGAGGCTGTTGACTGTTGGAACGAAAAAGAGCCTCTTTACCTGTCCGGTAAATTGGCAGAGGCCGCAAAAGAAGCCCAGGAGGCACATACTGAGGAAAGTGCTAAAGCCGGTTTGATCGAGGAGTATTTAAACCGGTTGCTCCCCGAGGATTGGGCCAAAAAAGACATCGGCGAGCGAAGACGGTTCATCCATGGCAGCGACTTTGGGGAAACGGACGAGGGCACAGTAAAGCGCGAACGTGTTTGTGCTATGGAAATATGGGTTGAATTGTTTGAGGGCGATCCAAAACAAATGACCCCAATCCAAGCGCGTGAAATTAACGACGTCCTTAGACGCATACCAGGCTGGAAAGCGCACACGAAAGATCGAGGGAGGTTGTATTTCGGTAAAAACTACGGGTACCAAAGAGCATTTGTGAGGGAGTGAAAATATACCTTCATACTTTGAAGGATACCTCCATGCAAGATTTGGATATTCCAAAAACATACCTTCATACCTTCATGAAATACCTTCATGACTATTAGGTTATGAAGGTATGCAAAAACCAACTGTATCAAGGGGTTAGCTCTTGTATACCGGTAATACCTTCATATTTTATATATATAAAAGAATATAGAGTACACACGTAATAAAATCTCTATAATCTCTTTATTTCAGTAGTCTATATAGAGTCATGGCCATATGGACATAAGTGCAAAAGGAGTGGATGTAATATTGCAGGAAAGTCAATTGGAGCGACTTCTCAAACGGAAGGTAGAGAGCTTGGGAGGTCAGGCACTTAAATTTATTTCTCCGGGAATGTCAGGGGTGCCGGATAGACTTGTTTTGATTCCGGGAGGAAGGGCAGTCTTTGCAGAAATGAAAGCACCCGGGAAAAACCTTCGGCCCTTGCAGGAGAAAAGAAAACGGGACTTAGAAAGTTTAGGCTTTACCGTTTGCAAACTTGATTCCCGGGAAACAATAGACGCTTTTATTAGGAGGTTCTTTCATGAAGTTTAAGCCTCACCAATACCAGGAGCATGCCATTCAGCACATTATGAAAAGTGAGGCCGCTGGCCTTTTCCTTGATATGGGGATGGGAAAAACGGTAAGCACGTTAACCGCTGTTTCCGATCTGCTTCATGATTATTTCGATGTTTTGAAGGTTTTAGTAATCGCACCGTTGAGGGTTGCAGAAGATACCTGGAGCCGCGAGGCAGAGAAATGGGATCACACACAATACCTTCGTGTATCAAAAGTGTTGGGTCCCGAACATCAAAGGGTTTCAGCTTTACATGCGCCCGCGGACATTTATGTGATCAATCGTGAAAACGTTGAATGGCTTGTCAATTACTACGGCAAGAAATGGCCTTTTGACATGGTCGTGATAGATGAGCTATCAAGCTTTAAATCTTCCAAGGCTAAAAGATTCAGAGCCTTAAAAAAGGTTCGCCCTTTTATCAAAAGAATTGTGGGATTGACGGGGACGCCAGCCCCAAATAGTTTAATTGATCTATGGCCGCAAATGTATCTGTTAGACCAGGGGGAACGTCTGGGCAAAACGGTAACCAGTTATCGAGAAAAATATTTTCAGCCCGATAAGCGAAACCGAACGATCATTTATAGCTGGAAGTTAAGAGACGGGGCCGAGCAATCAATACACAAAAAGATTTCTGATATCTGCATTAGCATGCAGGCAAAAGACTGGCTCGATCTGCCGAAAAGAATCAACAACATAATGAAAGTGACTCTTCCGGCAAAAGCCAAGGAGAAATATAAGCAACTTGAAAAAGAATTGCTGTTGCCTTTCGCTGGCGGTGATGTTGTGGCTGATACGGCGGCTGTTCTTTCTAACAAATTGATGCAGCTGGCAAATGGTGCGGTTTATGATGAGAACGGAAAAATTCAAGAAATACACGATGAAAAGCTAAACAAACTGGAAGACATAGTGGAGGCAGCAAACGGAAACCCGATCCTGGTGTTTTATTGTTATCAGCACGATCTTTCACGGATTCAAAACAGATTCAAAAATGCAAGGACTTTAAATGGCAGCAAAGATATAGAAGCCTGGAATGCCGGGAAAATAGAAATGCTTCTGGCGCATCCGGCTTCTACCGGACACGGGCTAAACCTTCAAGATGGCGGCCATATCATTGTTTGGTTCGGTATGACCTGGAGCCTGGAGCTATACCAACAGGCAAATGCCAGGCTGGACAGACAGGGGCAAAAGCAAAGCGTCATCGTTCATCACCTGGTGACAGAAGGGACCGTGGACGAGGATGTAATGAGAGCCCTGGAAGGGAAGGCATTGGGGCAAGATGCTTTATTAGAAGCAGTAAAAGCACGATTGGAGAAATTGGCATGAGCATTGAACAATTAACATTTTTTGAACCAGTAGACACTAGAGCTGTACGTGAAATTGTGATTAAAGAATTGAAAGATTATAGGGCAATCAAAGTCCAGCTTGAAAATCAAAAGGAATGCGAAAATCGCGGCATGAAGGCATTTCCTTCCCTCCGGGATTCATCCGCTTTTAACGAGCTCAAGGTCAAACAGATGGAAAGGGCTTTACAAAACAGCTTGGACGATGAGGAACGTTTAATCATCGAAAAGAAATATCTGACGGCTGCCAGGGTGAAAGACGTCAATATTTATATGGAACTCGGCATGAAAAAGGATACCTATTATGAAATAAAGCAGCGGGCAATCTGCCGTATTGCAACAGCACTCGGAATTATCTGAGTGCTTTTTTCATCGAGAAAAACCCGACAAAATCCCGACATTTTTCCGATAATCGGGGGGATAAAGAGGGGGAATTTTTATGCGTAATTTGTCGATAAGATTTACTTATCAAGAAATAACGGGAGAAGCACCATTCCCTTATCAAGGTGAATTCGGATACTCAAATTAAGGCGATGAAGAATGAAGCCAAACGGGAGGAGCATTCTGAGCCGGATCGCGCTAGTCTTGCGGCTTTGGTATCGGGAGATTATATGAAGTATGTTTTTTGGACATGCTGCCTTACAATGCTTGGCTTCCTCCCGAAGTATGTGTAAGGCGCAAATTTGAATAAGCGTTTAGCGTAAGGAGGAATTGTACAACTAAGATAAGAGGACAGTCCAAGACTGGACTATCGAGTATTATGGTATTAAGCGAGTAGACAAGTTTATTTTTTAAAATTTATTGCATAAAATAAAATACATCGAGAATTACCCCTTTTTTCAAGAGGTATCCTGAAGGATGCTTCTTGTTTTTTTGAATGAATTCGAATAGACAAGCTGCAAATATGGATCGAAATCATAATAACTTCTCTCCTTTCAGTTTAAGTATCCTTAAAAAATTTTTGAGGATGCTTTTTTTGATTTAGGCTGTGGATAGTACTCGATCGGACAAATATGGGTGATTGTAATGGTACATGTATACACTGTTTATCATAGTTTAATAATGAATATGATCAATGAATGAAAGGAGAGCTTAGTCATGTTTCATTGCAAACCAAATGTGATGCCGCCAATTGTACACCCGACTAATTGTTGTCAAACTCATACTTTTTCTAAAACAATTGTGCCGCATATTCATCCGCAGCATATAACAAATGTGCATCATAAGCATTTCCAGCATGTGCATCAATATCCACACACTTATTCTAGTTACGATCCTGTTACACACTCTCATACTCATTGTGGTAAACCATGTTGTAACTAGTGGGATTAAACAATGACTGTATGGTTTACAGTGCATCATCATATATAGCACCCAACTGGGTGCTTTTTTATGTTCTCTGTAAACCGGGTCCAGTAAATCTCAGAATAAACGATTGGCGGCCAATGAGAGCCTCTGAGTGTGGGTCCGGTTTAGAAAGAATATATTTTTAATTGTTCGACAAAATTCGTAATGTGTTCTATCATTTTCCTTGATAAACGTGTTGCAAAAAAGAAGGGAGGTTTATTGGTGTTTTGTTTGAATCTATTCTAGGTGAGGTAAAAAACTTCATTCTTAGTGAATCTAAAAACTTTGCTTTGGTTTTACTTTCACTTTGTACGGTGTTATATGCAAGAAAAACATATCTTGCTACTAACACACCAAGAATTGTAGTGAAAAAAATAAAACATATCTGGTCAAGAGGTAAAGACCCAATTTTTGAATGCAATATTAAGAATTACGGAAAAGGTATAGCTGTGAAGACTTTTTTGGTTCTTGAATTTAAAGAAGGTTTGTTTAAAACAACTAGTTTTTTATCAAAACCTGAGGTTACAATTGCAACTGATGAAGAGAGAGTAATACGTATTATCTTTAATACAGCGAAGGTAAATTTGAGAGAATTATCTGGTTTTATAATTTCACAAGATTTTTCTGGTGGATATTACTATGTAAAGCTGAAATCGAATAAAAAAATTAACAATCAACATCTCATAGAATTTGATAAACCTGTTCGACCTATTAACCCTTTTTTAAATCCTTTTAAATTTATTAAAATGAAATATTCGATTAGACGAGCTGTTAAACAAGGAAATACTTATATAGATTCGAAAGGAAAAAAACATCGTCAATTGCTTGAAGCATTAAATGATGAAAAAATTTTAGAGCAATTAGAACAATTGGAAAAGAAAAGCCAAAATACATGAAATGTTAAAAATAAACTATTTAAAAGTCCCCCGTAATTATCAGTGGGACTTTTTTATTTTCAGGAGATGAATCAGATGGAATCAAAATGCGAGCATTGCGGCGAGGTTCACGGGGTTTTATTGCGGGAGGAGAAAAGGGAGAATGGCGTTGAAATTGGGTATGTTCAATGCCCCGCCTGCCAGCATAGGGCCGTGTTTTCTGTGACTACCCCACAAATTAGAGTCCTACAAAAGCGTATTAGAGGTGTAAAGAACCAATATGCGAAAGCCAAGAGGCTAAAGAAATCCGAGCGCCTTTTGACAGAGTATTTCAATTTAAAAGAGCGTATAGGTCTACTTATGCAGCCTTTAGTAGAGCAAGCAAATGAAGAGCTGAACCAATAAGTGTTTGGCACTGAAGGAGGATTATAATGCCGCCTAAGCCATTAAGGGAGTGTAAGGCCCACGGGTGTAAGGCTCTTACCCGAGAGGGCTACTGCCCTGACCATAAGCACGTCAAGCAGGAGGAAACGAAACATTACAACAAACATTCAAGAAACAAAACAATAACAAGTTTTTATAAATCAACTGAATGGAAACGAACAAGAGAACTTGTTTTGCTTCGAGACAATCGTCTTTGCCAGCGATGCTTGAGAGAACATCGATTCACGCCGGCCGACATGGTCCATCATATTGTGGAAGTAAAACAGGACTGGTCCAAGCGTTTAGACCTTTCTAATCTCGAAAGTCTTTGCAATGCTTGCCATAACAAGGTTCACGGCAACCGGAGTGAGCCGATCAAGTAGGGATACCCCCCTATGAAAATCTTTGGAAAGCAACCGCCGCGGGAACGGCGCCCCCTCTTCTGCAAACAAACACCGCTTTTCAAAGTTCCCGAAAACAAAAAGAACCCTCCCGGCAAATTCGCCGAGAGGGCTTGATATGACTGGTTTTGTTGTTGCTTTCATCATAGCATGAGACTGAGAAAAAACAAGCACAAAATTGCAATTCTTTTAAAGAAATGAGGTGAGAAAACATGCCGAGACCTGCAAAATCCGCAGCCCTTCAATTAATACAGGGCAATCCAAATAAAAAGAATACGAAAGAGCTTGCAGCCAGGGCCAAACATGAAAAAAAAGTTGAAAATGCGCTCTGAAAATATCAAACCGCCTACCTGGCTGGATAAGGTGGCTAAAAAAGAATTTAAGCGGATTGCTGCTTTATTATCTGAGGTGGAAATTATGACGGAGGCGGATATCAGCATGTTAGCCGCCTATTGTAACGCCTATTCTCAGTACATCTCTATTACCAAAATTATTGAAGAAGACGGCATCATGATTCATACAGAGGGTCAAGGTGAAAACGGGGAGCCGGTCAAGTTGATTGGAGAAGAACATCCCCTCCTGAAACGGCAGAAAAACTTCTATGATCAAATGAAATCGGCTGCTAATGATTTCGGACTCACACCGTCTGCACGTGCCAAGCTCGCGATTACCAAGACCCAAGAAGAACGCGAAAAAACAGCAGCGGAAAAGGAGTTCAATAATGTATGAATACAATTAAACAGTTTATGATTGACTACTCGCGCGATGTGGTATCGGGCGAGATTGTTGCGTGTCAAAAGCATATTTGGGCTTGTGAGCGATTCTTAAAAGACATCAAAAGGGAAGGGACAAGAGAATTTCCCTACGTATTCGATGACGAGAAGGCTCGACGTTTTCTCTTTTGGATGACTCAATTTAAACATACCAAGGGGCCGTTACAAGGACAAAATATTGTACCTGAACCAATACAGATTTTTATTTTCGGTAATGTTTACGGATGGGTTCACAAAGATACGGGATTCCGCCGTTTCAGGAAAGTGTATTGGCAGGTTGGCCGTAAAAATGCAAAAACTCAGAGTTTGGCCTGTGTCGCTTCATATGAGGCTATGGCAAGCGGTGAAAACATGTCAGAGGTATACATTGGAGCCACAAAAACTGAACAGGCTCAAATATGTTGGAAGGAGATAAAAGCCCAGATAGAAGGGTGCGAACTTTTAAACAAACCGGAGCAAAAATACAGGATTGCATACAGTACCATTGAGCACCCAAAAACAAATTCAATTATCAAAGCTTTATCTAAGGATGCTGGTAAAACAGGGGACGGTTTCAACCCTCAATGTGGCATTATTGACGAATATCACGCGCATAAAACATCCGAAATTTATGACGTCCTTGCTTCTGGAATGGGAGCAAGAAACCAGCCATTGATGATTATTATCACGACTGCTGGCTTTGAGTTAAACAATCCAGCTTACCGGGTGGAATATGATTACGTCTCTCGGATTTTAGACCCAAACAAAGTAGAAACCAATGAACAGTATTTTGTGATGATCAATGAACTGGATAAGGGCGATGACATCAAGGATGAGCGTAACTGGATAAAAGCAAACCCTATTGTGGCTGCTAATGAACACGGGTTAGAGTATTTGCGCGGCGAGCTTGAAGTAGCTCTCGCGGTTCCTGAAAAAATGCGTAATTTCCTCACTAAAAATATGAATATCTGGGTCAATATGCGCGAAAACGGCTATATGGATATGCAGGCCTGGAAAGATTGCGGATCTGATCAATTCCCTAATCTAACCGGCCGCGAGTGTTATGTTGGGATTGACTTATCAAAACGAATTGACCTGACAGCTGTATCCTTTATTTTTCCGTTGGATAACGGGAGCTTTGCTGTAGAGAGTCACGGTTTTATGCCAGAAGATACATTTTATGAGCGCATGAAGACAGATAATGTACCTTATGATTTGTGGAGGAAAAAGAATTGGTTAACCGTCACCGATGGCGCTGTTGTCGATTATGACTATATCAGAACCTACATTAAAAAAATGGAGAAAGAGAAAGGGTGGCGAATCAAAGAAATTGGTTACGATCCGTATAATGCTACTCAATTTGCCCAACAGATGGAGGCGGACGGATATGTCATGATTGAAATTCGGCAGGGTGTTGCCACATTATCTGAACCAACGAAAGACTTCCGTGAAAAAGTAAAAGCGAAAAAGATCATTCACAATAAAAATGATCTGCTGACATGGGCCATGGGGAATGCCGTTACAAAAGTAGATGCCCAAGAAAACATAATGCTGGACAAGTCAAAGTCAACACAACGGATTGACCCGGCGGCTGCGCTTATCAATGCACACGTGCGGGCATCTCAAATTGATACGGCCGTTGACTTAAACGCTTATATACAATCCGGATCGTTCAGCCTGTAGGGGGTGGGAATGCTGAAGTTTTTAAGATTCTTGCAGTTGATTTTAGAGGATATCTTGCTCATCGCAGGCATGGTATTCATTTCAATAGCCATATATCGGATGAACGTAAACGCGGGTTTAATTGCAACCGGTGTTTTTTTATTTTCTCTTGCCAGCTTGGCAGGATTTGTTCGTCAAAAAAATAAGGATGAGGGAGGGAAATAGATGCTATTAAGCAGTTTAAAGAGCGGAATAAAAAATGAAATTGCTGAAGAGGATAGCGGATCCCTTCTCCATCCGGCCAATTGGTTTAGAAATATTTTTGCTGGGACAGAGAGTTCATCTGGTGAAAGAGTATCAACAAAAACGGCCGTTTTGCATCCGGATGTATATGCTTGCGTGATTGTTTTGGCTGATGATATTGCGAAACTACCGATTAAACTTTTTCAGAATCAAAACGGAAACATACAACAGATTCAAAATGAAGTAAGCGACATTATTCTGAACAAAGTCAATGACTACATGACAAGCTTTGTGTGGAAACGGTTGTTGGTTACGAGACTTTGTACATGGGGAAACAGCTATAATCTTTTGCTTTTTGATAAAGACGGGAATGTGGCTGGGATCAGACCATTAGATCCTGAAGCGACAAATACGAATATTGATCCAAATAACGGCCGGGTATGGTATTCAACCACACTTGACGGCAAGTACCGTGAATTTTTTTACGAAGAGGTACTGCATTTTAAAAACCTGTCTCTTGACGGATTTGTAGGTCAAACCCCGATTTCAGTTATTCGGGACAATATAGGGTCAAATAGAGCTGCCACAAAGTTTAACGCGAAATTTTACAAGAATGGCGGCGCACCGTTTGGCGTTGTAAAAGCGCCGACCCTTTTAGACCGAAAAAGTAAACAAATTCTTAGGGAAGATTGGGAGCGGGTGAATGCGGGGCAGTCTATTGCAGTTTTAGACGCCGGACTTGATTATTCACAAGTAACAATGCCCATGAAAGATGCACAGTTTATTGAGTCAATGAAATGGAACCGCCAACAGATTGCATCGATTTACAAGGTGCCACCTCATAAAATAGGGGAACTTGATCGGGCGACATTTTCAAATATAGAGCAACAATCCTTAGATTATGTCAAAACCACTTTACAGCCAATCGTCACAAATATTGAACAAGAGTTAAACGATAAGGTTTTGACAGAGAAGCAGCGGGGAGCTGGCTATTACTTTAAATTTAACCTGGAATCAGAGCTGCGTGGGGATAGTAAATCACGTGCTGAATTTTATAAAACGATGCAAAGCGTAGGCGCCTTTAGCGTCAATACTATTCTTCAAAAAGAGGACATGACAGGTATCGGGGAGATCGGCGATGAGCATTATGGAAACTTAAACCTTGTTCCCCTTTCAATTATGAAAGAGTATCAACTTAGCAAGGTCAAACGGTCTTCAAATCGCCTGAAAGGGGGTGATGGCAACGGAACAGAAGAAGAAAAACAAGTATTGGAACATGAAGGTTCTGGATGATTCGTCCGCTGAAATCACGCTTTACGGTTCGATAACTGGCGAAGGCTGGTTCAGTGAAAGTTCATCTAAAGCCTTTCAGTCTGAATTGAAAAGTTTAGGTGATGTGAGCTTTATTGATTTGTACATCAATTCGCCTGGTGGGGATGTTTTTGAGGGGCAGGCTATTCATTCGATGCTTCAGCGTCACAAGGCAAAAATCAATGTCTATGTGGATGCACTGGCTGGAAGTATTGCTTCTGTCATTGCAATGGCCGGCGATAAAATTACCATGCCAAGTAACGCCATGATGATGATTCACAACCCATACATGGGGATGGTCGGGAATGCCGCGGAATTCCGGAAGGCTGCCGATGATCTGGACAAAATTACTGAAAGTATCGTTTCCACATATCTTGCGAAAGCAGGAGACAAACTGGACGACGGGACTTTACGCCAGCTTCTGGATGAGGAAACCTGGCTCACCGCCGATGAAGCTTTAAATTATGGCTTGATCGATATGGTTTCAGAATCAAAGGATGTAGCAGCCTGCATTGATCATCAGGTACTGGCACATTTTAAACATGTTCCAGGCAAAATTGTTGCTCAATCCGCTGCTGGAAGTCCGGCTGAAGAAACTAAACCGGATGAATTATTAAAACAAAAGATCAATATGAAACTTGAACTCTTAAATCTTTAAGGGTTCTTTTTTTATGCCATTTTTAAGGAGGACAAGCATTTGAAACAGAAAAAGTTATTGAGACTTGATATTCAATTTTTTGCCGGGGGCGGGATGTCCAAAAAAGAACGAGAATTGCGCCAGACCTTGGCGGAAAAACGTACAAAAATTGAAGCGCTGACCGATGAAGGGAAAATGGACGAAGCCAAAAAACTGCTTGCTGAGGCTCAACAAATTAAAGATCAAATTCAAACATATGAGGATTTACGAAACATGCAGGTTTCATATGCACAAGAAGAGCCGCAGCATGATCCAGAGACAAAGACACCGCAACAGGCAACGGATGATATCGCTGAAACAGAAGTGAAGAATCATGTTCAACTTTTTGCTCACGCTCTTAGAACAGGCAAAGTACCGCAGCCTCTTGCCGCGATGAAAGAAGGTGTGGATGAGGATGGTGGGCTTATTGTACCGCAGGATATCTCCACGAAAATTAATGAAAAACGTCGCCAATTTGATACCCTGGCAAATCTCGTCGATGTCATTCCGGTATCAACAAACAAAGGTTCACGGGTTCTTGAAAAATTATCAGATATCACCCCGTTGGCAAATCTTGAGGAATTAGAAAATATTGAAGAGTTAGAGAACCCTAAATTTGAAAACATTAAATATAACATCAAAGACTATGCCGGGATTTTGGTTCTTTCAAACGATTTGCTTGTAGATACAAAGGAAGCGCTCTTGCAGTATCTAACGACTTGGTTGGCGAAAAAATCAGCCGTAACCCGCAATACGTTGATTCTTAATCAATTAGGAACCCTTGCAAAAACAACGGTTTCAAAACAGGACGACATTAAAGACATTCTTAATGTCAAACTCGATCCAGCTATTAATGCGACAACTAAAGTTGTCACAAACCAATCCGGCTTTAATATGTTGGATAAACTGAAAGACGCGTTCGGCCGCTACCTACTTCAGCCGAATCATACAGACCCGACGAAAAAGTTGTTGTTTGGAAAGCCGGTTTCTGTGATTTCTGATAAATATTTGCCGAGCAGCGGCACAAAAACTCCAAAACATCCGTTGATCATCGGAGACCTTAAAGAAGCCGTTAAACTGTTTGACCGCCAGCAGTATTCCATTTTAACGACAAATGTCGGTGGTAAAGCATTCTACCGTAACTCTACAGATGTGCGAATCATTGAACGTGAGGACGTTGTACTTTGGGACACGGATGCGGTGGTTTACGCGGAATTTACATCTATTAAAGACGCTGTTCCCGACAATGAAACTCCAAGTACTGGCGACACAGAAGATAAATCAGTTGACGTAGGAAAATAAAAAATAGTAAAGGATGATGAAAAATGACAAAACAATATCTGAACGAAGATGACGGAATATTTACTTCCTCAAGAGACAATGGACAAGGTGAACCTATTACAGATGTTTTTCTTGCAGGCATGGCTGGAGGCCTCATTCCTCCCCGGGTTATTTCAGAAACCTACCTTGAAAATACAACTGTAAAAGCTGGAGAATCGGTTTATTTGAATTTAGACGCCAAAGGGAGCGGCCTAGGGATCGGCATTTATACTAATGAAAAGGGCAACCTTACAGTCAAGCTCACTTATATTATTCCTGGAACAAGCAATTTCACAATTAAAGAATATGAAGACGTTTTGACACTTGAAAACAATGATCGGGGTCTTAAAAAGGTAGATGTTCTCTCTTCATCACCGCGTATCATGCTCACAAACAGCGGAGATGCTGATGTGAGCATTAAGAGCCTCGTTATCACGCATTTTTCATAAGATGGTGCTGTCAAATGACTGAAACCGAACAAAAAGAGCTTGAAGAAGCAAAAAAATTCCTCCGGATCGATGGCGATCTGGAGGATGATTTAATTCTTAGCTTTATTGCATCTGCAAAAGAATACATTACGACCGCAACTGGCCTGAAATTCCCTAATAATTCAGCTCGCGCGGACCTGTGTGTAAAGGCTTTTGTAACTCACTGGTATGAAAACCGTGAAATAGCTGGCACAACTTCAAACCTTGATGGAGTTTTGACAACGTTGATCAATCAATTAAAATACACAGTTCCGGAGACTGATGCCGATGCTGAATGACATGCGATATCGAATCAAGTTTCAAAAGAAAAAAGAAGGCGGCCGTCTCCCTGTGGAAGGTGAATATGAAACTATCGTTGAATGCTGGGCAAAAGCTGAAGGATTAAAAGGACGGGAATACTATGCAGCGGCGGCTGTACAAAAAGAACATACAGTAAAATTTACGATCCGACACCGAGAGGATATCGACAAACATATGCGGATTCTGTTTCAGAACCAATCATATGAGATCGAATCAATTCTTCCGAACTATTCCCGAAGAAATTTCACCACAATCAGGGCAAAGGCGGTGGAATAATGAAAATCGAAATGGAAATGCAGGGCTTTAAAGAATTAGATTCATATTTATCTTCACTTGCAAGAAAGGACGAAAAAATAAATAAAGCCACTGTGAAAGCCGGCGGCGCGATTCTTGCGAAGGAAATTAACAAGAATGCTCCCCGTTCCAATATTGGGGGGAGCCATCCTCACATTGATGAAGATATCATAGTCGGTAATCGTACGAGAAAGGACCCCGATGGTGAGATATATGCAGTGGTCGGCCCCACAAAAGATACAAAATACCGTGTCCACTTACCGGAGTTCGGTACGATCCATCAACCGGCTAACCCGTTTATTCAGCAGAGTATGAAAAGTGCAAATGATCGAATGCTTGAAGCGATGGTAGCCGTTATCAGGAAAGGGTACAAGCTATGAATGTAGCGGAAAGAGCTTTGCAATTAAAAAATAAAGTATTTGAAGCGCTGGAAACTGATCCGGCGCTTTTATTATTGGCTGATCCTGCAAACATTTTTGAACTTGCGGTGCCGATTGGCATCAAAAGCAAACCAGCTTATATCGTCGTACAGGAATTGGACTACAGAACAACCAAATGGGCTGATGGAAAGCCGATCAAGGACAGTGCTGTATATCAAATCGATGTATACAACGCTTCTTCCTGCGATCAGATTTTGGCTGCAGTAGTTGGGGTCATGAATCGATTAGATTTTCAAACAGGAATTTTAATCAATGACTTTTTAAAAGATGAGGGCCTTATCCGGAAAGGCTACCGGTTTGAGTCCAATATTTTACTATAATTGGAGGTTTTAGAATGCCTGAATTTAGTTCCGTTACCGGGTTGGAAGGCGTTAGATTTGCGCCTTTAAAAAAGGTGAATGGTCTTTATGTAGCTTCAAAAATTATTGAATATCCCTATGCAATCAACGCGAAGGTTAATACGGAAACATCAACCGAAAAACAATATGCAGACAACAAATTAGTTGATATGGCCGTCACAACAGGTTCCACAAAGTTGGAGCTTGAAATGCGAGATTTACCTATGGAAATCTTGGCCGAACTGTTAGGAATTGAGGAAACAGACGGCCTCTATTTATTTAAGAAAAATATAATTCCGCCGTGGGTTGCTATGTCCTTCTTTGGGCCAAAGGCAAACGGTAAGAATCGTCATGTGGGACTTGTAAAAGGGCGTTTTTCTTTGCCGGATGATGAATGGAAAACAAAAGAAGAAAAGACAGATTTTCAGACGGTCAAACTTTCTGCTGAATTTATGGAGCGCGAACAAGACAACGCCTATAAAGTATTGGCTGATGAGGACGCACCGAATTTCAATTTGGACAAGTTTTATGAAAAAGTGTTTGGCAATGCTTATAAAAATCCGGACTCAGGCTCTGATAATAAATCCAGCGTAGACATTGGAAAGACGGTATAAAGGGAAGCTCCGTGCTTCCTTTTTAAATCTAGAAAAATAAAGGAGGAGTCAACATGGCTCAAAAACATATATCGGTAAAATTGTGGTTTGAAAAAGAAGAAAAATATAAAACGTTTATTGCACCTCGTACAAATACAAAAACTTTGTATGAAGCTCTGGAGCTAGATGAGGCAGCCGCTAAAAATACCAACAGTATTAAGGCAGTGCTTAAAAGCCTTGAAGATCGTATGAAATTCATTGTGCGTGTATTCCATAATCAATTTACTTTAGAGGAATTTCAAGAAGGCCTACAGTCCTTTGAAGTTTCAGACGAAGTAAGGCGAATCATGGGCGAAATTATGGGTTATGAGGAAGTTAAGGAGGAAGAAGATTTTTTGTCGGCAGCGGAAGCGGAAGCCTTTCAGCAGAAAAAGGAATAGAACAGCTCAATGATATATATGCGGCCCTTTTAAAACAGGGATGGACCATGACAGAAATTGACGAGATGGATATTTACCATTACTTAGAAGTTTTGGCTCATGAAAATAAACCAAAAGTTGTTCCAATTGATCAAGTGTTTTTCTAAGACTGGCTTTATCGCCGGTCTTTTTTCGTTGAGTTTATGCCAGGGAAGCGGGGTGGATACATATGGCGCAACCTATCGGAAATATGATTGTTAAAGTAGGCCTTGATGATACCGGCTTTAATCGTGGAATCGAAGGTTTAAAGCGGCAAATGCGTTTAGCGAATTCGGAAATGAAAGCATCCGGTGCAGTTTATAAAGCTGCGGGAAATCAGTCAAAGTTTCTTCAATCGCAAGTAGAAGGACTCAATAACAAATACCGCATACAAGGCCGTTTAGTAGATGAGCATCGAACAAAATACAATAAGTTAGTCAGAGAAAAAGGGCTGGACAACCGAGAAACGCAGATACAAGGTCGCCGGCTGAATGATGCCATTGCCGTTCATCAAAGCCTTGGAAATGAACTGCAACGAGTAACAAAACTATTTGAAAATACCACAAACAGCACCCGGCGAGCAGCGGGTGTTTTTTCTGTGTTTAAGCGCAATTCAGGAGAAGTATCTAAAGAGCTAAACGCGGTGTATCAATCAGCCACAACCGCCGGAAAGGCTCTTTCTGCAATCGGTGCAGCGGGATCGTTTGGGATTGGAATGACTGTTAAAGCTGCCGCTGATTTTGAGAAAGCGATGAGCCGTGTCGGTGCTTTGGCAAATGCGACAAATGATCAAATGGGTGAGCTTACAAAAACAGCCCGTCATTTGGGTGCAACAACTCAATATACAGATGGGCAAGTAGCAGAAGGTATGCAGTACCTTGCGATGGCCGGATATAAAACAAATCAAATTATCGGGGCTATGCCTGGCCTTCTCGCGACTGCCGCAGCTGGTCAAACAGACCTTGGAGTTACGGCCGATATCGTTTCTGACATTTTGACTGAATTTCATATCAAGGCTGAAGATACAAACCGTGTTGCGGATGCAATGACATATACTTTTACGAATTCAAACGCCACCCTGCAAGAAATCGGGCAAACAATGAAATATGCAGCGCCGGCCGCAAAAACAGCGGGAGTCAGTATGGAGGAATTGGCGGCGGCAACCGGTATCATGGCAAACAGCGGGATTAAAGCCGATATGGCAGGAACGGCTTTAAGGTCTACCTTGACGCGACTCTCTGCACCACCAAAACCAGCTGCATCAGCGATTGAAGAGTTGGGTCTAAAAGTTACAGATTCAACCGGTAGAATGCGTCCGCTTGCTGATATTATCGGACAAATCAATGAGAAAACAAAAGATTATACCGAAACTGAGCAAATTCGTATTGCCAAACAGCTGGCGGGGCAACATGCGCTTTCCGGGTTTATTACCTTAATGCACGCCGGGAAAGATAAGCTTCAAGAATTCACAAAAGAAGTTGAAGGAAGCGGCGGTACAGCTGAAAGAGTAGCCAAAAAGCAAATGGACAACCTGGCTGGATCTATTGAGTATCTAAAATCTGCTACAAACAATGCTGTTATCACTTTTGGAAATCAGTTCTTGCCTGTTATCCGGGCTACAGCTGACGGACTAACAAAGCTTGTAACCTGGTTTGATTCATTGCCCCCTTCTGTGGGGAGTACCATTGCGATTACTGGCGGTGCAGTCACTGTATTTTCCCTCTTAGGCGGCGCGTTCTTACTGTTGTTGGGCTCTTTGCCAAAAGTAGCAGCAGGCTGGAATATGCTTCGGACCGCGGGCGGCTATTTAACGCGGAATGTAAATCAAGCATCGGTCAGTCTTGGCGTTTATTCTACGGAAGCCATTTCAGCGGGCGCAGCTTCCAGGACAGCGGCTGCAGGAATGACAACAACATCTGCGGCAGCGGCAGCAGCATCCACACGAATGGGGCGTTTTCATCAGTCAGCCAATCTGGTAACAACCAGAGTCGGGAGGCTTGAACAATCATCCAGCAGAAGTGCTAAAGCCATGCGAGGCCTAGGCGGTGCTTCACGTGTTGCCGGCGTTGGTCTTGGATTGTTTGGCGGTCCAGTTGGTTCAATTGCCGGGCTAATACTTTCATTTGCTCCTGAGCTCTTAAAATTCGGTGGGAATATTTTAAAGGTTGGAGCCAATGCAATTAAAGGCGCTGGCGGCTTTATGAAATTAGCAAAAAGCGGTTTTGGTCTATTCAACATTCTCAAAAAAGGAGCAGGAGTCGTCGGCCTTTTACGTGGCGGATTGAGCTTGTTAGGTGGTCCTGTTGGTCTTGCCGTGACAGGAGTGACACTTTTAACGGAAGCCGGTACAAAGTATTATGACAATCTGAAGAAAAGGGTTCTTCCATCGACTATTGACTTTGGTGAGGGCGTATCGAAGTCAACGGCAAAAGCTGTGAATGCTTATGAAGATATGAATATCAAAGTTACGGCAAAGCTCAATACCCTTCGAGCGACAAATACAAAGATCACCAAGGATATTGCTAATGATGTGACAAAACAGTTCACTGAAATGGGAGACTCGTTGAAAAAGGGATTTCAAACAAGTGCCGATTCAGCCACCAAAGTGTTACAGGATTTTTATGCTTCAAATGATAAAACCTCAGATAAAGAAGCAGCTAAAATCCTCAATAAAATCAAAAGTGGAAATGATAAGAAACAGAAGGAAATACAAGGTTATGTGGATCGGGTAAATGAAATTTACAGAACCGCGGCTGAAGAAAATCGAAAAACAACAGCGAAGGAAAACAGAGAAATAGCAGAGATACAGGGGAAAATGTTGGCTCAAATGGAGACGGCTCTTACTCGAAGCAAGGACGAACAAATTAAAATTTCAAGGAAGCTGAAGGAAGAATCCTCTAACTTATCTGCTAAACAGGCTGCTGCTGTTGTGAAAAATAGTAATAAAGCAAAAGAAAAAACAATAAAAGCAGCCGAAAAGCAACGCGATTCCGTTATTGCTGCTGCTGATGATCAGTATTATGTAAAAGGCACAATTTCAAAGGAAGAGCACGATGACACTGTTGGAAAAGCAAAAAGCCAAGCCAAAAAAACAATCAAACAAGCAGAAAAGACGCATCAAGGTGTAGTCAAGGAGGCAAAGCTTCAAGCTTATGGACATCTTGATCAAGTTGATTTTGAGACAGGCGAAGTCCTTGGAAAATGGGATATTTTTGTTCTCGATTTAGCTGGTGTTGTTAATAAGATTACCGGTGGAATTAACACGGTTCTTGAATTTATGCATATCCCAACCATTCCAGAGTGGAAGCCTAAAGGTTACAATGGCCGGTCTGAAAAAATGCAAATGGCGCCAGGAGCTGCATATGCGAAAGGTACAGACTTTCACCCTGGAGGAAAAGCGCTTGTTGGTGAAGAAGGATGGGAACTGGCCCATACACCAGGCATCGGAACGTATGTTGTCGGGATGGGCGGCCCGCAAGTTTGGGATCTGCCGCGTGGCACATCTGTGCTCCCCCATGATCAATCAAAAGAGTTAGCGGCTTCAGGTCTTCCTGGATATGCCGGCGGTGTCGGAGACTTTTTTAAAAAAGCCGCTGAAGGCTCTAAGAAAATGGTCAACGGAGCTATTTCGTTCGGAAAAGGTGTCGTTGATAAAGTCGGGGATGTTAGTTCAAGCGCTATGGATTTGATAATCAACGGCCCAGGAAAATTAATTAAAAAACTGTTTAGTGGGCTGATCCCGTATAAATCGGGAAAAGGCATTGATTCGTTTGGTACCGGCATACTCAAGACTTTAAAAAATGGTGCAGCTCAATTTTTGAAAGGAGTCATGCCAGAGCCGTCCACATTTAAAGGGACTGGCGGAACGAAAGCCGTAAACCAATGGGTTACAGAGGCTGTTGGTATAGCGGGGGTGCCTCTTTCATGGATTCCAGGGCTTGTGACCATCGCCATGAAGGAAAGCGGCGGAAATCCAAATGCTATCAACTTATGGGATTCCAATGCGAAAGCAGGCCATCCCTCACAGGGGTTAATGCAGACGATCCCGGGTACTTTTAACGCCAACAAGTTTCCTGGACATAATAACATTTTGAATCCGATAGATAATACGTTGGCTGCAATTAACTATATCAAGCGCAGATATGGCGACATTAGCAATCATCCAGGTTTAAAATCAATGGCCCGGGGTGGCGGCTATGTTGGTTATGCAAAAGGCGGTATCTCACCTGGTCAAGGCGGTTCAAAATGGGCCATTTTAAATGAACGAGGGTATGATGAAACAACGATCACGGAAGACCCTTCATACAGGGAGCGTAATATTGGACTATGGGCTCGTATCGGTAGCAAGCTTGGCGTACTTCCGGATTTGCAGGATGGGATGATTTCAAAAGCACTTCTCCTGCTTCAAAAAGTTTCGGCAAAGCCTGAACAGGAGCTACCACCACCTAATGATTTTTCTGTAGATATCAGCCGTGTTGTAAAGAATCAAGAAAAACAAATCAGTATGATGGCAAAGCAGATTGATTTTCTAAATAAAAATGTGCAGCTCTTGCAGCAGCTTTTACTAAAAGACAGCAACACATATCTTGATGGCAGGAAAATTGACCAATCAGCCGGTGATCGGTTTAATCGAACTTCATTCATAAACGGGGTGAGATAGTGAAATTATTCCTAGATTTCGATAATGGACTTGGGGAGCAGAGTTTAAAAAGCCTGCTTCCTTTTTTTGAACCTTTAAGCTTCACACCTGAAGCACCTGGGATTGATCGTGAAACGGTTAGCATACCCAGAATAAACGGAGTTATCCTTCCGCAGCATCCTCGGGATGTCACGTATACGGAAAGAAAAATAACCGTTGAATTCTATTTAAATTCAGTTATTGCTGAAAACTTTTATCAATTTAGGCGGGAACTTTACGCGCTTTTAGTCAAGCCGTTTCCCTATTATATCTCGACCGATTTATTGCCGAATCTCCGTTTTCGTGTAACTTGTGATGGGAATTTTAGTATTCCAAAAGAAAAGGAGAAAAACTTTGTAACGTTCACAGTTGAATTTAACAACATCACTGGACTGGCAGAATCCAAATTCACTTCTTTGACAAAGCAGAATTTTGATGGAGAACATTGGAGTCCGGGAATGAATATTCACATGCGTGACGATCTGGAATACAGGTTCAAAAATCGAAAGAGGTTTCAGGTTTATAACACCGGTGATGCCTATATCAATCCTCTGGAACATGCCTATAATGTGACCTTATGGGCGGCCGGAAAAAATGTGACGATCATTAATCATACAAATGGTGAAAAGCTGAAAATTGAGCAAGAATTAAAAAAAACGCAGCGTGTTTCTTTTATCAAGCAATATACGGTGATCAATAAAACACCTATCAAAACATCCGGTAGGCTCCCGGGACTCGATATAGGAATGAATGATTTTGAAATCCAGAATACCAATGATTTTGAAATCATATTCGATACCCGTTTCTACTACGCGTAAGGAGCATGCAAAATGGCAAATACAGATTTTATAAAGGAAATTGCACCGGACGCCCAAAGGGTCTATAAAAAGTATGATATTCTCGCGTCTCTCATTATTGCTCAAGCCTGTTTAGAGAGCGGATGGGGTACAAGTGAGCTGGCGCAGAAAGGAAAAAACTTATTCGGCATCAAGGGGACTTATAACGGTCAATATGTTCTTATGTGGACGACTGAATATGATAAGAACGAGAATCCAACTCGTGTACAAGCCAAGTTTCGGAAATATCCATCTTGGACTGAATCAATTCAAGACCTAGCTAATTTGTATGTGAACGGAACGAGCTGGAACCCGAATCAGTATAAAGCTGTGGTCGGGGAAAAAGACTACAAAAAAGCAACAGCAGCACTTATTAAAGCTGGTTATGCTTCCGATCCCAACTATGCAACAAAGTTGAATAACCTCATCCAAACCTACAATCTAACACAATATGACACTGTGGATGGGGTGCCAGATGGACCTGACGAGCCTACAAACCCGAATCCTACCCCGGGGTATCCAAGCAAGGAATATGACGGGAAAGATATAACACTCAATCAGAATCTGCCGACAGATGTTGATTTTCCACAGTTGCATGTCTCAACGAAAGACGGAAAGAGCGTTGTGGAAATAACGGGCGTTTCCGTCGATCTGATGGACGATACGACTGGCAAAAAGAGTTTTACCTTTACGATTACAAAAACGCAGGAAAACGGTACAGAATTTGATTTATTGGTGGATGACAATATTCTTTATTTGGACGAGAAAAAATTCAATCACCAAAAATATTACATTACGGGTGTCCAACTTCATCAAGAGAAAAATGTCATAAGGAAAACCGTTACAGCAAGCCACATATTCACTGTGCTGCTTATTAACAACAGGATTCATGAAACTGTATCAAAGAAATTAAGATTGAGAGATGCGCTTGATTTTGCGCTGAAGAATACAGACTTCAAATATATTTTTAAGACGCCGGAGAGTGAATTTGAATCAGCAGATCAAGAAAATTTCGGTGATAAAAACTCGACAGAGCTAATGGATGAAATCATTGAGGATTATGGGATTGAAATAGACGTGGATAATTACAAAATTTATATCTACAAAAAGATGGGGAAACGGATTAATTTCACCCTAGATTCGCGCTATAATATGCCCGGCATTTCAATTACAACAAACTCGCAAAACAGTACAACACGTGCCTGGGGATACGGGGCCTTAAAAAAGGGGAGCAGTACTGATGACAAAAACCCTCAGTACGAGTTTGAGCCTGTTTTATACATCCATCCAGACGAGAAGAAATTCTTAATTGAAGGGAAACCGCGCTGGGCTGAACCGATTAGGGATGAGCGCTATAAAAAAGCCAGCAGTATGATTTCTGCATTAAAAAGGCATGTGAACCCATATCCAGAAATGACGGTAGAAGCTGATTTTCAAAAAATCTATGAACCGAAGCTTTTAGAGATCGAACAAGATTTCTGGAAAGGCGACACAATTCATGTCTTGGCTGATACGGCGGATGGTATCACATTTGAAGATGATGTGAGACTTGTGTCCATCCAGTACAACCCTCTGAACCCATACAGCAGTCCGAAATTGACGTTTGCGAACTTCCGCAAAGATATCCAAAGCATAAATGTGGATCAAGCGAAAAGGCTTAGAGATCAAAAACGATATATTGACCAGCTTTTTAAAACGCTCAGGTAGGCGTTTTTTTATTTTGCCAAAAAGGGAGTGATGGACATGTTGCGGCTGATTAAGCACTACAATAAAACTCGTAATTCACTTTATGAATCCCAGCTAAGTGAAGATATGCAATCCATAGAAAATGCCTTGAATGATCACGATTATAATTTGAAAAGACATGAGTCTTCCAGAGCCGCCCACACGTCGGAACAAATCGACCACGGCGGCTTTACTGTTGGAAACCGTCTGAAAAATTTATCAGCACGCTTTGCCAACCTAGTCACAAATCACGACGGTTCAGATGTCAAAGAAGTAGTGGACGCCCGGGTGACAACTGACGGAGAAATTGCTCAAACATTGAAAGATCGGCTGGACTTAGAGTTTAATAGGCTTGCTCAAAAAATAAAGCGCACTGTGTATGTAGATGACTTTGGGGCCGTTCCGGACGGAAAAACCGACAGCACTGAGGCTTTCAAACAGGCTTTAGGAAATGGCCGGGTGCGAATTGAGTTAAGTGCCGGTACTTATATTGTGAAAGGCATCAAGCTCCCATCTTGGACCTACTTGAATGGAAAGGGAAAAGGTATCACCACCATCAAGCTTCATGAGGATACGCCCGCAAGTGAATGGGTGATTACAAATGCAGACTATGAGAAGGGAAACAGAAATATTTTTGTACAGGGGATGTCGCTTGATTGGAACCCGAATAGACAAGGCGGAGTTCGGGCGACTGGCGGGCAACATTCCAGCTGCTTAACACTTGCCAATGTGAAATATGGCTGGGTGAAAGATGTTGAGGCGATAAACCCAGGGCTGCACGGTTTTGATATTACAGCTCCTACTTATGATCATTTGCCAACAACCGATTATACGAAGAACGGGAGCCGTTATATATGGCTTGATAATTGTGTTGCCTATGGATATGGGGATGACGGGATTACCACACATTACAGTGAATATATTTTCATCTCCAATTCACATTGTGTTTATCCAAGCGGCAAAGCTCATAAACAGGGGGAGTCCAATTCCAACGGTATTGAAATTGACGACGGTTCAAAGCACGCCTGGATACTGAATTGCTATTCTGAGGGAAATGTCAGGGGCGTGGAGGTTAAAGCTCATGCCAAATGGCCGGCTGCTCAAAATGTCCATGTTATCGGTCATGTGTCTTATCGTGATGTGCGGTCATACGATATCCGTCATATCGGCCATCATTTAGCATCTGACCCTGAAAGCACGACAGCTTACGGTGTCACATTAACAGATTGCACGGCGATTGAACCGGTATTTAATTCCTTGTATAAGGACCTTTCACCGCGTGCGCTTGTCATTTCTGCCTATAAAAATGTCGTGGTAAGCGGCTTTACAGCCATCGGTGATCCTTCATACGATTATAAAAATTATCCCGCTATCGCACTGCAATATCGCAGCCGAAACATCTCACTCAATGGAATTCAAGTGCGTGGGTTTAAGAAAGCTGAAGCGGATATCCGTCTTTTTGGTGGCAACCAGCGGACTGACAATGTTAATATCTCGAACTTCACTTTTTATAAATCGGCCAAAAGCGGCATCGTGATTGGCGGGGGAGTATATAACGTTAACATCAACAATGGGATCATGACAGGGGACAAGGGTGCTTATGGCATCACCTCACCAAACAGCCAAGCCAATATTGTGGGTGTTTATGCAGAGGGTTATGATTACTCGGCGATGATTAAAGGCCAAAAGTATAACTATGTGCCAAACAACTTAAAAGGCGGAACGAGGGTTGCCACAACTTCAGGATATGCGACATCAGAGACTGGTTTTCTTGCGGCTTCTTCCGGTGATCCTGTCGCTTCCGGAGAGGCTTCAGCTGTCATCGGATCAACCGGCGGATGTAAGGCACAGGGTACGCGGAATGTGGTGATCGGTTCTTCTGAAAGATCGACCGCAACAAAAGACGGAAGCCGGTCTGTCATCGGATCATCAAATAATGTCAGGATTGAGGGGGACGGAGTATCCCGGACAATTTTATCCTCACAAGCTGTCATAAATAATAAGAGCTATACAGTGGCGCTTGGATATGGCACCGGGAGCCCATCGGCTTCAAATAAAAAAGTAGAGCTAAACGCAAAGGCTGGGAATGTTTTAGGCACCGGTCGTATTGAAAGTGTTTCTGACTTAAAGGACTTGGCTGAATACTTTGAATCCAAAGATGGCAGCAAGATTGATTCTGGTTACCTGGTAACGTTGGACGGCGATAAAATTAGGAAAGCAGAAAAAGGTGAAAAGGTTTTAGGTGTTATTTCAGAGACGGCCGGCGTCATTATGGGCGGCGCAGCTTTTTATTGGAATGATCGCTATTTAAGAAATGAGTTCGGCGGGATCATCTATGAAGAAATCTACGTTGAATCAGAAGACAAAGACGGTAATGTGGTAATTCAAAAAGAACTCGTTCCCAAAGAAAATCCACATTACGATCCGGATGTAGAATATATTCCGCGGGAAGAGCGGGACGAGTGGCATGTTGTGGGGCTGGTCGGCCAGGTCTATGTCAGGATTGATGATACGGCCCAGGCAGGAGACAGCATCGTTCCTTCAGGCGGCATTGGCACTAAATCAGAAGACGGAACAGGCTTTTATGTGATGCGTATCAAGCAGCCTTACTCTCATCAAAAAGGATATGGTGTTGCCCTGGTCTTTATGTATCCGCAGCTGTAAAGGAGGCTCATTGATGATTTATAAACAAGGTGGTATATCACTTGATATAAACGCGCGGAAATCGAACGCGCAATCAACCAATATCCAATTTTTCACCCAGGATACGGGCAGCGCAAAGCTGTCCTTTTCTTTTACAAAAGACGGCGTTCCATTGCCCCTTTCGGCCGTAGACGCCAAAATTGTCCTTCTATATGCGGATGATTCGTTTTATAAACGCAGCCTGACGCTGACGGACAAGGTAAACGGGAAAGCAGAATATGTGTTGTCTGACGAAGAACTCAAGCATTACGGCCAAGTTAGGGCCGAAATCAAGCTTTATTATACGAATGGTCAGGCGCTTGCGACGGTCTTTTTTACCTTCCACATCGAGAAAACTCTTGAAGATCAAAACATCGTGCCTGTTGCGGAGTACTATATTGACGATTTTGAAACGCTCCGGTCTGGCATTAACAAAACGGTGGCGGAGATCAGTCAAACTCTTGATGAGATTAAAGCAAAATTTGCGGAGTTTGAAAATATTGAAACAAAAGACGGGGCGACGGAAAAGGCGAATAAGGCTGAAGCGAATGCCAAGGAATACACTGACAAAGCTGAAGCGAGCGCGAAAGAATACACTGACAAAGCGGCAGTAAGCGCAAAGGAATACACAGACATTCATGCTAAAAATACGGATATTCATATCACGGCAGCGGAGCGGGATAAATGGAATGAGGCGGAGTCCCGGGCTAAGTCTCATATCAATAATCAGTCGAACCCTCATCAAGTAACGACAAAGCAGGTTACACTCATTAATGATTCAGCATTTCAAGATGCTTCTTATGAGGGAGATAATTATCCTGATGGAATCTCAACTTTTCCGCTTTTAGCTAATGAAGCCACAGGATACCCGAGTTCATATGGCGGTATTTTAAATGTGAAATCAACTCAATATCGGTTTGCCCAAGTTTTCTTTCCAGCAGGAAATTCGAAGGACCCGAGAATCTACATTCGTCATTGGTATCATAGTCTAGGTTGGACAGACTTTAGCATGATTCCAACTTCAAATGATCTAAAGCCTGCCTGGACTGAAGTTCCTTTAAAAAACGGCGCGAAACATGGGGCTAGAAAAGTTATGTGTGCGGTGGTTGGCGGTTTTCTGTGTTTAAAAGGCGAGATTATCACCAATAGAGGCGTGATTTTTGGGACGCTACCAGCTTCTTATAGACCTGACCAGCTCCGCAGTAGACTTGTTCCTATATTCGGTACAACAGGGATGTCCAAATTGTATATCGAAACAAACGGAAATATGAGGCTGGAGGGGCAAATCGCTGATAAGTCCGAGAACATAACTTCTTATGGTTTGGACGAAATTATTCCCCTATAGGAGAGATAAGTCATGAAAAATATTTTCAAATATGACAAAGAGACGTTCTTGTTGATTGATAATGATATCATTCAGCCTGATGATCAAGGGAACTATGAAATTCCGGATGGATGGACAGACATTCCATTTGACCCGGGTTTATATCTTCCGAAGTTTTTTCCGGACGAAAAGGTGTGGAAGGAGACGGCTACAAAAGAGTACATTGAAAGCTTGCTGCCTCCGGAGCCTGAGCCAGACATAACTGATCTATTGAAAAAACAAAATGCCTTGCTCTCATTGCAAATTGCACGCCTTCAGGCAGATGTTGAAGCGTTAAAAGGGGGCGGGGCATCATGAAGTATCCCACTCTTGCAGATATAAAACAATTCTATGATTGGGGGTGTTACACGGATGATGAGATGCGAGAGTATGTAAGGATCGACTGGATCACCCCGGCAGAGTATGAACAGATAACGGGGAGGAGCTATGATAAGCCCGCCGTCTGTGTGGATTTAGGAATGCCAAGCGCCCAATAAGGGTGTTTTTTATTTTGCCTCAAAGGAGGTGAAAACGATGTGAGAACAGGAGGATTTCAGGACATGACACAACCCAATGATTATGATGTTTTACAAAAAGAAATCGCAGAAATTAAAGCAGATCAAAGAACACAAGATCAGCGGATCACTACTCTCGAAAGAACAACTGACCGTCATGATCAGCAGATCATTTCTATCAATGAAAAATTGAACAAGATCGAGGAAAACACAACTTGGATCAAGCGCAGTATCACCGGCGCAATCATTACAGCGGTCAGCACCGGCATCATTGGCGGCGCAATCGCTGTTTTTTATAATCTACTGCAGAAATAAGGAGGAAAACACAATATGAAAAACTTTGACAAAGGCACGGTCGTCCGGACGGTGCTTCTTTTTATTGCATTGGTAAACCAGACATTGATCATGTTTGGAAAATCAGCTTTGCCGATCAGCGAGGATCAGGTCAATACGTTGGCCGACGCTTTGTATTTGGCCGGCTCCACGATTTTTACAATCGTCACGACGTTGGTCGCTTGGTATAAAAACAACTATGTCACCGGTAAAGGTAAGCAGCAAAAAGAAGTTTTAAAGCAAAAAGGATTAACAAAATGAGGTTGCCGGCTGGCAGCCTTTTAATAATTTAAAGGAGGATTTTAATAATGGGAATCAAAGGAATCGACGTATCACACTGGCAAGGTAATATCAATTGGAAGAAAGTTGCGGGGGACGGTATTAAATTCGCTTTTATCAAAGCAACAGAAGGGACAACATTACAGGACAATAAATTTGAAACGAATGTTTCAGGTGCTAACGCTGTGGGGATTAAAACGGGAGCCTACCACTTTGCAAGATTCGGTTCCAAGTCAGAAGCATTGGCAGAGGCCAGGTTCTTTTTGTCAGTTGCAAATAAGGTCGATCTCACGTATCCGCTTGTGCTTGATCTTGAAGTTAATCAGCGGAATGTCAGTAAATCAGTTTTGACAGATGCAGCAGTGGCCTTTTTACGGGAAGTTGAAAAAGCTGGTTACTTCGCCATGATATACAGCGGTAAGTCTTTCCTTGAGAATTGCCTTGACGAATCCAAGCTGAAGCCATTTGCATTATGGGTTGCTCGTTATAACAACACACTTGGCCGTCATGCAGATATCTGGCAGTATTCTGATTGTGGAAGGGTCGCCGGTATTTCTGGGAATGTTGATATGAATATTTGTTATCGTGACGGGTTACGGGCTCAGGTAGCCGTGACAACTGAAAAAGCTGCTACTGTAAAACCTGTTTCAAACAAAAAGCCAGTTAAAACGGAGACAGTTTATACTGTTAAAAAAGGGGATGCACTTTCAGTTATCGCGAAGAAATACAACACGACTGTCAAAGCTCTTCAGAGTTTGAATAATATTAAAGATCCTAATAAAATTTATGTTGGCCAAAAATTAAAGATTAGCAGCAGTGCTTCAACAGCATCGAATAAAAAACAGTATTACACAATCAAATCCGGCGATACTTTATCCGGAATCTCCAAAAGATTCAACACATCAATCAAGACGCTGCAGAATTGGAATGGCATCAAGAATGCAAACAAGATTTATGCTGGACAAAAGATCCGTGTTAAATAAGACTGTTTGCCGACGGTATTTACGGACCTAAAACGAAGGCGAAACTTGAAGCTTTATTGAAGTAATCAAAAAGGCCCTCTCTCAAGAGGGCTTAGATTATATAAATTCCCACATGTCAATTGTTATTCATCACTATCCATTTCCCATACTTTCTGACCGTCTGCTAAATATACTGCACTTGGTGTATCTTCATAAAGTGAAATTTCAATTAAGGAACTTTCTCCTTGTCTTAACCAATCATATACACCACAATCTTTATTAGTGGGTTGGGATAAAATATTATTTACTTGAAATGCGACTGCGTCATATTCTATATAATTGACATCATCATCGTCCAATCCGTTGTCTGTTTCATAGAGTGTGTCAGGTTCTCCAATAACCTTTAATCCACTTTTCCATTCTATTATCAAATCGTTATTTTTATACTTTCTTAATGCTGAAATTAAAGGATCATATCCCATTTATATCCTCCTCAGTTAAGGTTTTAAAGGCTCTGAAGGTACTATATGAGCGCCGTTTTTGCTGTAATGTATCAAACCTCTAGTAGTCTCCACATACTTACCAGTATCTTTATCATAGAGTTTTCCTATTACTTTGCCAAAGTCTACTCTCTCTTTGACCCCATTTTTTAACAGAGTGCCTTTTCCTGCAAACTTATCTAGCAATTCTTGTGCCGTTTTATTATCTCCGTAGAAGATGCTTTTGTTTTTACGACCATTAGCTATTTCTTGTTTGTAGTTTGGTGTTCCAGGAATATGTTTTTCTTGAGCTCCTGGTTTTACTTTTGCAGGGAAACCATGCACTTCGCGATACGGACCTTTTGGTACGGATTGTTTGCCGTAGGAAGGTGTTTTATCTACCTTCGCAAGTTTCTTTCCCGCTTCTTCACCTTTAAATAACTTGAAGCCGCGCTTTCCGTATTTAAATGCCTTTCCAAAAGGTGTGACACTCAATCCGGCCATCAAACGATCACCATTATCTTTAACGATTTCGCCTGTCGCAAGGTCGTATCCAAACGCTGCTCTTACTGCATCATACACACCTGTAAATTCCATCGCCGTATCGAAATATTTAGCAAAGTCGCTTTTTTCCACATTCTCTGGAAGGGTGTAGGCGGGTTCTATCTTAACGATTGTATCACCATCTATGTATGCCCGGTAAAGCGTATCGTTAAATACTCTATAATCTTTTTTAAGTTCATTCAATTCCTCTTGAGTGTACTCTTTCTTGGAAACCTTTTGTGTCGCCAATTTTTTTAATCGATCTGGATCGGCGAGAGTGTTAATGTCCGCATCTTCTTTGTCTCCGACTTTTTTCAACATGGCACCCATCGCTGTTTCTTGATTTCCACTCAGGTTATCCATCTCATCCGGCTTTAAAATCGCGCCTTTTTGATAACTGGTGATTTCAATTTTGGGCCCGGTATACATCTTTTCGAGCCGCGCCATGTATCTCTGCATCGTCTCAAGATCGTTTTCAGCCGTTTTGAGGGCGTTTGTTTGCTCGCGGTCAAAAGCATGCAGCTTTTCAAGTGTTGTGCTGATTTCCTTTAACGCTTTCTGATTTTGTTCATGAAAACCGCTATCATTCAAATCCGGTAAATCAACGATATGACTGACTTTTGCGATCGTGGCGTTGGTCTTAGAAACCAAATTTTTTGTTGTGCGATCAGCGGCATTTAAGCCATTCTCCAACTCGTGTTCGAGAAAGGACTGTGAAATAAATCCGTTATGGTTGGGTTCCAGAGAATTTAGCGCGCTTTTCATTTTCTTCAGCGTGGAACTGTATTCCTCTATGAAAGCATCATAGAACTGTAGAAAAGGGGTGTGACATTCCTCGTAAAAGGCGCGGATCGCGTCGCCGCCTTTTCCTTTTAAAGCATCATCGAGGGATGTGATGCCCTCAACGGCCTTTTTGACTTTAGAGAATTCGTCTGATTGTTGTTTTAATTGTTCCAGCGTTTGATCAATTGCATTGTGCAGCGCCTGAACATCCAGAGTCTTCATGGCATTCTCCTCTAATCCTTTTGGTTACAATCAGTATAGAGTTTACCACTTTACGGAAACCAGTTGGGGAATAAATCCTGTGCATCCATGAAAATGAATCGATTTACATAGATAATTAAGACTAGATATTTCAGTTATCTATTGACCATTGTAAATAGGTTTGGTATAATTAAAATATAGAAAGGAGGTGCTAAAGTGGACGAGGTAAGAAACTGGATTCTTGCCACTGCTGGAGTGGTGACCATATTCAAACACATTTATGATATATGGCAAAACGAAAGCAAAAAAAGAGGCAAGAAAAAGAAAAAGCGCTCCCGCCGGGTAAGCAAGAAGCGCTAAACATAGTGAGCGAGAGAAGGGGAGAAATCCCCTTGCTCTCCAATTCATTATATCACGTCCACAAATTATGAAACAATATTTTAAGCATTACAGCTCATTAGACATGGCAACTATGCTCATCCTAATAGCGGGCATTTTTGCAATTGATTTTGAAAAAGTTGGTACTCTGGGGAAAATCACAGGCATCATTTTATACCTGGCTGTGATAGTTACACTGTTAAAAGGATTAATTATGATTTGGAGCGAAAAAAGGCATGAAGGAAAACGAAAAAATTAAATTTATCCAAGATGAAGTTTTGACAGCTGCAGAAGCAGGCGAGCTCCTCGGGGTTACAAGGCAGCGTTTAAGTGCATTGGTGACTTCCGGGAAGCTAAAGCCTGTGAAGAAGGTTGGTACAGTTAGCTTGTTTCTCCGTGATCATGTGGAGACTCAAAAGAAAGAACTTGAAGCTGGTCGAAAAAAATACCGCCCATATGATGAGTAAAGCCCTTCAGCTGTGAGAAGGGCTTACTTTATTTCCACACTGACGACATCCTCAAATTTAATGAGTTGGTGTCTCCTTTAGAATCCACGACATGGAAAGTTTTCTTCAACTGGTTTATGTAATGGATATGGCCCTCTATTTGAACGATCTCCCCGGTTTCGGATCCGTTAAGCATTGGCAGCGGCTTAAATACAGAAAACTGAACTGGATGATTAAACTCCATTGCTTCACTTATGATCATTTCCATATCCTCGATCTGAGACATGTCAAGAACCGGCCTTTTTACTTTGTCCTGGTTGCTTTCTAACTCGCGAAGCAGACTGACATGCTCGGGCAGCATCATGGCCGTCCATTTGATTGATCCCCGATCTTTCAAGTTGTCATCTTTCATGGTGTTCATCTCCTTGAAATGATTATAAGGGAACGTTTGTTCTGCTTTCAACAAGAAATAAAACCCATCCTTTCAAATGGGGTCATAATTTAATTTAAGAGTTGAGAATAATTTTTTTCACTGGTCACCATTTTTTCACCAGATCTTTTATAAGAGAATTTGGCTAAAGTTTCGTCTTCATCTATATAGGGTGCTTTCCAAAATACAGAAAGTTCACTAATACTTCTGTCTTCCTCAGCAAGGCGAGCAGCCAAATCTTCACTATACAGTTCAATCATCTTTTTTGTTGTTGCTGATGAGTTTTTAAGATCAAATGATAAGTGAACTAACGCAATGTATTGATCTTTTTTATCATTTCCAAAATCTTGATTGACTTCAATGTCTTCAACAGAAACGTTCTTTAAATGTTCATCGACCAAACCTTCGATTTTATTTCTAATATGGCTTGTCTCATTCTCAGAAGATGCGTCATTTAATTCTGATTGATCACTTTTAGTAATTAACCCATATTCACTTTTGACACTTAATTTATCAGCAACAAAATGAAGGGATACAGCTGCATGACTTTCTAAGCCATCCTCTCCGTCGAAATCATAATCTGTTGATGAGTAGTCACCAATTTTTTCTTCAGATTTTGCTTTGCCCCCAACAATTTTTTTGACTTCATCATAAGTCATGCCTTCTTTTATTTTTTTATATTCTTCTGGAGTAATGGTGGCAACTGGTTCGTTTTCATACTTTAGAAAAAGTTTATTAATTAGTGCTATTGAAAGTAAAGTAATAATACAAAAAAGAGCCAGTCGAAGTCCAGCTTTTCTTGTTTTACCTGGGATTAGCATTAATACACCTATAAGTGTTCCTATAATCATAAAAGCAGCAAATAATGAAATAAATAAAGCCATAATAACCCCCCCTGGTTTTAAAACGAACATTTACATTTTAAAACAAAATAGGGGATTATCCAATGTGTTAACAGTTAAGTGAACACCCACAAATGCACCCACAAAACACCCACAAACAAAAAATATTTCTTGATATTTTATCCTACATAAAAAAATGAAACCCTTATATATCAACGTTCATGACCCAATATGATATATAAAGGTAATATAGGTTATAATCCGCACACAAGTCCATCCTTGGGAGCGCGAGCAGTATATGTCTCAGTATTAATCTAGGAATCCCTTGGCACCAGCGGTGTCAGGGGGTTTTGAATTTTGGTCAAAAGAATGTAAGGGGTCTTCTTTTTGGTCTTTGACCAAATTATGACCAAAAAAATGTGAAGTTATAATCTAACTCCATAATTGCCTCGTAATCTTTCATTCTATTTTGGTCGCTATTTACTGATATATTTGATGTCAGCACCTGTATTTCAAGAGCAATACCACGTGAAAAGCGTGGTCAGCTTGGAATGCCGCGGCAAAAGTGACCTAATGAACTAAATACTAGGTGGGGTGGACATGTTATATTAGGGTGAACAATAAGCTGAGGGAGGAAATATTTGAATGCTTGAATTGGATAGGAATATAAACAAAGTAAACGGCCTTAAAGAAGAGCACGCAAAGGGAATCCTGAAGATTATTTGCGGAAAACTGGATAATCTAAAACACGCGGGTGATCAATATACAGAGAAAGAATTTGTCGAAGATATTCGATCGATAATTGAGAACTTTCCAGAATTAGATAATAAAGAAGAGAATAATGAATAAAAAATCCTTCTTGCAAGAAGGATTTTTTTTATAACCATACCACACCGACGACATATACGATCGATATAGTTATAAACAATTTTTAAAACGGGAGGTTTTGAAAAAGCGAAATAGTAATAACTAAAGTTGATAAAGAGCCCAAAGATATCAAAGATACAATTTTTCGGTTGTTTTGCTTTTTTGAAGATTTACTTAGTTCATAAATTAATGCACCCCATAAAAGCATGGATGCCAAAATAATAATACTCATATACGCATAATTCTCCTTTTTATGGTTAACATTGTCATCAATTTTACCACATTTAGGATTGAGATGTCGATGAAATAAGCATCTTTATTTCATTTTAACTCTTATAGATTTGATTTCTTCAGGTCTATTTCATTCTTTTACTGAAGAACAAAACCGTTTATTTTCAACGCGGACATTATATTTCCTTCGAAGTTCTCACTATGAACACTGGCATTCACTTACTCTCTAGTATAGAGTTCCTTATTGAAATGTCTTTATTGCTTTTGTTGTCGAAAATGAAATGGAAACCTTTTATAGCCATAACAGAAAGAGACTATGCAACAAAAAAGGCTAACAAAATGAGGTTGCAAGCTGAGCCTTTTTAGTTTGAAAAAAGTCAGTACAAATGGAAAGAAATCATCCAACTCGCTGCTGTACTTTAAGGTGACAAGTGAATTAAGTGAAAGGAGAGACTGTACGTCAGGTCCAGGAAACGTTGGCTGTTCTGAGAGCAAGGTATTGACGGCTATACGGCCAGAAAGCGGCGGGACCGTCTACTGGTGGTATTTACGGGTCTAAGACAAAAGATTAAAAAAATTAGAAAAGTTAAGTAATACAACAATTTTAACAGAATGAAGTATACGTAGATAAAAATTTTGAAAGAAATCTGTTGAGTTGAATTGGTCTTGAGGAATAAAGAGCTGATTTAAGAGGGAAAGAAACAATACCGCTGAAAAACAACTATTGACATATGTAAGTAAATAGAATAAATTATTGATTGTTAATAAAAAATATTATTTTATCATAACACACAAGTTATAAAAAGTCAATGTTTTTTTAAAAAAAGATGCTTTTGAAAGGAAGAGAGGTTTATGAACTTATCTCGTTTTTTGAATTCCATTCAATTATCCCCACAATCAAAACCTATGATGGAGCTACTTGAATTAAATGAAAAAACAAAAGAGCATGGCCTGATCTTAACACCCAGCGATATAAAAATGTTAATCGTTTATAGAAATAAAGTGCTTCATGATCATGGACGTATAGAACTGGGGATTGAAGTACTAAAGGAATTAATTGAGGTGTTTGCTGCTTCACCCTATATGGATGAGGATAATTATGTCGAAACGTTAATCGAGCTTCAGGAGATTTTTTATTATCTCAGAAATGAAACAGAAGATAAGATAGGGGACATGAAACTGATTCATCAGATGATGGAGCGTTTTAACGGGCCTTCTGCCGGGTCTTTAGAGATATTAAGAAGTAAAATGGAGGAACTCGCGGAGAGTTTCAGAAGAGATACGATGAGAAGTGAGTCTTTATATAAAGGTGATGAATAACATGGACAAAGAAAACACTTTAAATCGCTATGATTTGGTTTCAAATTTTACGATTGATAAATCAAAGTTAAAGCAAAGCCAATATATGTTGTCGCTTCTAAAAGAAGGCCAAAGTGTTGGAGTTATTACCAGCGAGAAAGCATACAAGATACAGGTAGAGATTATGCAAATTCTGCAACGATTGGTAGGCCAGTATACCAAAGGGGAAAGTATGTCGGTGACAACGGAAACGGCGGAAGGGATTATGGTTTCCCTCATGTATGCAATAGATGCTTATGCTCTCCATTTTGAGAAACCTGAAGAGTTTATAGTACATTTACATTCTGATAGTATAAAAAATATATATACAAAAGGTGTCGAATTACTTCACTGTTATTTTGAAGAAGCTAAACAATTATATCAAGACGTAAAAAAAATAAAATTAGATGTGCCTGTTGATGCTTATACTTTAACCATTGACGAATCGTTACCTGTATTTATGAATCATTATAATGTTATTTTTGAAGCTCAAAATACCATGGCGAGCATTGACTATCCTTTAGCCATTGACAATATGGAACTGCAAGGTGTTTTTTATATTAAACAGTATTTAGAGCGACTGCTGATAGAAACGAGATTCTGTCACTTTTTTAACCATCACGATTTAATGTATGTCTTGGCAAACTTTGGAAGAATATGTCACTTTAATTATCGCATAGAACTTTTTAATATTTTTGAGTTAATGATAAACAATGCTGTTTTTTCACTCCTATCCGGGGGCGAAGCCAATCAAGTCAGAATTTCTGAAGTTCAATATGACAGGTTAAGTCGCTTGTTAAGTGATTGCCATGCTGATAAAAGGGCAAACTTAATTAACAATGCATTTGATCGGTTACAGCGGGATTTAAAGACGGATCAAACAATTTCTGATTATATCAATTTGTATCGCAATGAATTTATTCAAAGGGTAAATAACGCTGCGGAAATTGATTGCTTCAAAATGTTGATCATCAGAGAAATTGAAGAGAGAGAAAAACCAATAGCGTTAATGTTAAATGAAAATGATCGCATGAGTGATATTGAATTGCGGAAATTGGTGGATTGCATCATGGAACGAAAAAACACAGCAGAAAAAATATTGCTGATCCGCGATCATTTTGTTTCACTACATGATTATTTGGATTTGCTAAATTCGGGGTGTCTGTTTGACGACGAATATGACGCACTTTTTGCTACGTTTGGGAATTTTGAATTGGCCATTTTTGCGAAAATTGTATTTTATGAAGAATTAAGAGGGGGAATTCTCAATTTCATTGACATTGTTGCTGACTGCTCTGAAGCAAAGAGCGAGTGGGAAACATATTATATGAAATTTATTAAACAATTAGAAGATGAGCGCATTGCAACTATTGGACACCTGATCAACGATATTGACTATGAGGAGATTTCGTTTTATTAA